CTCTATGGTTCGTGTTTATTCTACCGCTGCTCAACCTTCTGGCACTATTGGTTTTTTGGCTTCTTCTTTTAGTCGTTCAGATCGTCTTCTTTCTTTTGGTAATACTTCCGGTTCTTCTTCTGGCTCTTCTACTGATACTTTAGATTCTTTCACTTTTTCTTCCCCCTTTTATTCATACGCTTTTGCTATTCGTGAATCTTCTTCTTCTTCTTCAAGTGGCTATGTTTTACAGGGTGGTTACTCTTCGTTTATTGTACCTCCTAATGCTTATTCTAGTGAGAGGTATATTCATCTTAAGTCTACTCGTTATCTTTTGGGAACTCATTCTTTTGTCCCTTATCCGTCTGGATATACTATTCCGTCTTCTGATATCGGATTTGTCTTTGTGAAGCAACCTTCTTCTTCCCCTGTTTATTCTGCTTCTGCCTTTGATACTACCGGTTCTTTCGCTTTTTCTCTCCTTGTTCCTGCTTCTCGTCTTCCTGACATTAAACTTGGTGACTGGCTCTCCGATTCTCCGGAGGATTTGCAAGATGCTATTACCAATCAATTTCACATTGATTCCGGTACCCTTAAAGATTCTCAGGATAACTTGAACTCTTGGAATTCTGCTTCCTCTGTTGATTCTGACGTTGCCACGGGCGCTTCTGGTCTTCTTGGTGGTCTTTTCCAGAATTTAGGCACGTTTCTCTTTTCTGTTTCTCTCCTTTGCTTCGGTGCTGTTGTTCTCCGAATGCTCATTAGAAAGGCGGTCGACGGATGACTTTTCTTGATTTCTTCAAATCAGTTTTCGGCCTTTTCGGTTCTGGCGGCGCTCTCGTCATCGCCGTTGTTGTTTTCCTTGTCGGCCTCGGTATTTATAAGTTCGTAAAGGATTGGTTGCCATGGTAGACTTTGTTTCCGCTCTTGGCGTTTTTACCTCGTTTATTGCTAATGTGCTTTCTATTTCCTTTTTTGGCTTCGGTACTTTTGGCAACTTTATTCTGGTTTGTCTTCTGCTCTCGCTTGTTGGCTTTGTTCTCCGTGGCCTTTGGGATGGAGGTGATAAATAATGGAAGTTCCTGCTATTATCAAAACTTGGGTTGATTCTGACGGCGTCACCGTCTACACAGTGCAGTATAAAGATGGCACCACTTGTGATATGACCGTCCAGCAGTATGATTATCTCAAGGCGTCTGCGCAGGCTGTCGCCGATATGGATTCTAAAGCCTCCGCTGATTCTCAGCCTGCAGAAACTCCTGTTCCCGCTGAGCCTGCACAGAACATCACCGAAAGTCCAGACCTCCGCGACGGCTATGTACCGGAGGAAGGCGAATTGCCTTTTGAGGGGAGTTTGACCGCTTATGATGACCGCGCCGCAGATACTCCGGCTTTGTATGCTAATCTCCCTAACGTCTCTAATAGTTTCACTGCTATTATGGATTGGTTCGGCGATACGTTTTTCATCGAACGCACTGAGACGGTGCACAAATCCGGCTTTACGTCTGAAAGGTACTCCTATAACAGTGCGACTCAACTTATTCAGTTGCCTTATGAGGAAGATTCCACTACTACGTCTCAGGTTCTCAACCCGCAAGCTTGCGTTTCTGCTTTGCTTGTTGTCCTTGTCTTCATTACTACTGTTACATGGATTAAGAACGCGATTTGGGGGCGCATGAGCTAATGGAAATTTTACCCTTGCAGTATTGTTTCGGCATCTTCTCTGTCCCCGAGATTGGCTATTTTATTGTCTTCGCCGCTGTTTTCTCTATGTTGGTTCTCCTGCTCCGTCCGTGACAGGTGCCATAAATATTTTTATGAAAGGATGATGACTTCAGGGCCCTACTGCTTCTATTCTTGCCACGCTGCTTTCCTTGGTCGGTGAGTTCTTCACGTCGATGATCACTTGGATGGGTCAGCTCATTGATTTCTATGAGTCTCAGCCCATTCTCCTCGTCTTCGTGATTCTCACTATCGCGGGCATCGTTCTCCGTATCCTTCGCCGCTGGATTCCCGGTCGCTCCTAACGATTGAGAGAAAACGCCGCCGACCATTTTTAATGGTCGGCGACGTTTTCTCGTTTAGAAAGGATTATATGTTATGCTTTATGGTATTCTTGTCTTTTGCGTTTGCTGGCTTTTTGTTTATATCGATAACTATTGCAAAAACCCCTACAAACTTGAGGCTGTTGTTGGTTCAAAAGGTTCTGGCAAGTCTTTGTATATGTCTCGTGTTGCTGATAAGTGGCTACGTTCTAATAAGGGGCTTATCTATAGCAATATGGGTATTGGTTATGAGTTAGAGCCGGAATACTGGAAACAAACCTTTATTCCTGATTCTCTTATCCTTATTGATGAGATAGGCGTGCTACACTCTAACCGTGATTTTAAAACTATGCCCCGTGAAGCTGTTGAGTTTTTCAAAATGCAACGTAAGTATCATTTGACGATTATTGTATCGTCTCAGACCATGGACTTTGATAAAAAGATACGTGATCTCTGTGACCGTATTTATCTTTGCAATCGCATTGGCTGGTTTTGTCGCCTTACTCCGTATCGCTCTTGTATCGCTATGGAACATCGCCCCGAGGGAGGGCAAGAACTGGTTAACACGGTGCGCAAGGCGGGTCGGGCAAGATGGTATACCATCCCCAAGTCCGTTAAGCAGGTAAGTTCATTAGAATACGATACAGAGCAGGTTATCAGCAAAACCCCCTCGAAGTAAAAAAACTTCCCCTGAAAAAAAGAAGTAGGCAGTCGCCACGTTTAGTCACGCGATAGCGTCTCCACCGCGTCCCCCGTCCCCGCAAGGGCAAAGCCCTTGCCCTTCCTAAACAGGCTGGCAGGGGCTTCCGATTCGTAGTGACTGCCGTGACGTGGTGGGCGTGCGTGTAATACGCCCACCTTTTTTAAATTTCCTCGGCAGTTCGTGCGCGTGCTGGCCGGTGCTCGCTTCGCGAGCATGAATCAAAAACTTCGTTTTTGATTCAAGGCCATAGGGGCGCCAATTAAGGAAAGTAGGAAATGGGGATTAATTTTTTTGTCTTGAATCAAAATTTTTTTGTCCGCGAAAAAAATTTTAGATTCAAAAAAAAAATTGATCCACATTTGCTACTTTCGGCGCCCCGTCCATCGTTATTGCGTCTCCCCTTGATAAATTTCCTCTTGACAGCTCCTTCATATTGTGTTAATATTCAACCATGGAAATGAAAGGTGGTTTTCTCACATGAAAACGGTTGTTAAACTTGACTATGCCACGTTTGCTTTTGAACAAGGTTCGATTTCTATTCCTAAAATCGAAGACGCGCTTGCTCAGTGCGACTTACATTTTGCTCAGACTTCCAACGCAAGTGAGAATTCCCCCTACAATTCCCCTGCGGGCCTTTTCTTTAAGCCGAACAACGGCGCGAAACAGTCTCCGCACTCCTTGCAAGTGTCCGGTCATGGTTGTGAGCTTTTCCGTCCCACATTGCCGCGGCTTGCGTCACTGATGCAGGATGGTCACGAATTCGGTCATTTTTCTCGTCTCGATTTTTGCTTTGATGTTGTCATGACAAAGCAGCGGTGGCGCGAGTTTTATTTGGGTGTTATTTCTGCTTCTGTGGATGAAATGAATTGCCCTGAAAAAGCCCGTAAGGTTCGCAAGTTCATGTATCAGGGTTACGGCGATTCTACTACCGTTTATATCGGGCGCAGAACGTCTTCTGCAGTTTTTTGCCGTATCTATAATAAATCACTGCAAGACCCTGATAAAAAGCTCTGTACGGCTTCTGGTGAGCTTCTGGATTGCCCCGATGATTCCTATATCATTCGTTACGAGATGGAGTTGAAATTTACTTCTCGTGTACGTTCTGGTTCTCGTTCCGTCTATGACCCGTCTCCGCTTTTCTGGTTCTACTATGAAGACCCTGAGAAGCTCTTCGCTTATCTTCGTAAAGTCTGGAATCGTTACGGGAATGAAACTCTTCTCCCTGATGGCTGGGAAGATATGTATTTTGTGACTGATATTGAAGCTCGCAACATTCAGTTTATTAAGGACTTATTGCATCCCCTTAGTAATGACCTTGCTCAAAAGTTCTCCGTTTCTATCCATACCGAAGAACAAAAAATGTCTTATGTTGCTAATGTCTTTGGGCATCGTATCATTGATATCCTGCTTTATCGTCCTGAGCTTCTTTTTCTCGCTTGTTGTAAGTGGGAGCAGTATTATAATGAGCGTCTTCCGTTTTCCTCTCTGTCGCTTACACAGGAAGTTGCACAATTCTCTGAGTCTTCGCGCATTGCTGTTGAGGAGTTCCGCGAAGTTGCTGAAGACCCCTCTCCCTTTAGTGAAGATGGGTTTGATGATATATCTTTATTCTGATGAAAGGATGGTCGCTCTATGAAAGTTACTGTAGTTGGTAAGTCCCGCCGCGCTGGTACATCTAAGCAGGGCAAAGACTATGATTTTACTACTCTCATGGCCGAATATTCGATGCGTGCAAACGATGACAATGACGGCGTACAGGTTGATAGAATCAATGTCGATTCTCGCATGATGCCGTATGCGCTCATTGTCGTTGGCGCTACGTATGACCTCGACTTTGACCGCAACGGATATCTCCTTGGAATTGAGGAAGTTTAACTTCCTTTGTTCAAACCCGAATTTCATTTCCTATGGGAGAGCGGTTCGCCGCTCTCACATGGCGGGGTGGTGCAATGGTAGCACGTCGCGCTCTGAACGCGAAGCTGTAGGTTCAAATCCTAACCCCGCAACCAAAACGGATTGACCTCCGTTATTCGATGCCGCGAAAGGTGGTGGCGAAGTGAAGAAAATGCAGCGGCGTTTTTATAAGCGCTTCGCCGCCCTTGTCGCGGCTCTGACGGTTTCTTTTTCTTTGTGTACTCCTTGTTTTGCTGGATTTGAAACGGAAGCTGATATGCCATCTTTGGATGATTTTTATAAAAATCATGGCTCTTGGTATGTTTGGCGTTCTGCTACTCTTTCTGGTTTCTCTTATTATGAGTTGCTTTGCTCTCCTATTTCTGTTTCTGGCACTTCTTATTCTCTGCCTTATTCGGTTACTTATTCTACAGATGCGTTTGATGTTTCTTATCTAGCTAATGATTCTGGCTTAGCTTATGATTACGCTTGCGCTTTTCCTCTTCCTCTCCGTGGTGCTTCTGGTTATTGGTCTGAATTACCTTCTTTCCCTATTGGTATGAGCACGAATTTTGAAGCCTCTATGGTTCGTGTTTATTCTACCGCTGCTCAACCTTCTGGCACTATTGGTTTTTTGGCTTCTTCTTTTAGTCGTTCAGATCGTCTTCTTTCTTTTGG